GCCTACCTTGAGCTAGACGATCAGGGAGGTAGCTACTGGGCTGTAGCAAGCCAGGTCCTCCGGGCGAAAGGCATCCTCAGGCCGGGCGAGAACATCGCAGGCATCATCTACAACTTCCTCCGGAAGGCTATGCCTGACGAGAGGCCGCAGGACGCGAGCGGTCTATATCATAACAAACCTACCAAGGAACATTACGTTGAAGCGCTCCGGTCTATTGGCGCAAGGACCGTCGAGCAGGCAAGCCCAAAGAGCGGGCCAATCGCCATCGACAAGGCGAAGCTCAGTGACCTTGAGGTAGCGGCTCGTTTCGCTCGCGCTGAGGTAATGGGAGAGGTAAGCAAGAGCCAGCCTCCTCCCCGCTATATCCGTGAGCTTGTCGAGCGGACTCCGGCTGAACAGCGGACCCAGCTTGACCGGATAGCCGATGAGGTCGCAGTCATGAATGCCGTTCGCGACGGTATCATCCCGGTTACCAAGACTCCGACTAAGGACTGTCCCCGCTGTCCCTTCTTTACTCCCTGCATTCTCCACGAGCGCGGGAAGGACTCGTACAAGGCAATACTCAGGGCCGACTTCCGGCAGATCGATCCATATGAGGATATGAGGAAAAGCGCATGATCCGCAAGCAGCCTATTACCGCCTATCTTGCCGCTGGCTATAACCGGGCCTGGGAAATGCGGGAATTCCGCCAGATGCTCCAGCCGTTCGGCTGGGCCGTCACTTCCCGGTGGATCGACAACAAGCCGGATGACAAGTCCATCGGATCAAAGGACCTGTCCGAGCCCGCTTATGATGCGGCTCCGGAAGTCCTCCGGGAATCCCAGGATATATACCGGGCTGCCCGTGAGGCCAACCTGGAGAACATCGAGGATCTCACCCGGGCGAGCACACTCATCCTATTCACCCGGACGCCAAGCACGACCGGAGGCCGGCACACGGAGCTGGGAATGGCTATCGCGCTCCGGAAGCGTATAATCGTTATCGGGCCTAGGGAGAATGTATTCCAGGCCGGACTAGAACGGTTTGATATATTCCAGGACTTCCTGGAATTCCTAGCACAGGGAGGATAGCAATGTCCGACCCGGAACGTAACCGGATTGTGTATGTGACGGCCGACAGCTCCAAATGGGTCGCCATCAACGTGCCATTCGGCCTGATCTCGCCTCCAACGATAGAGCTATACCGGCCTCTGGCTGGTCCGGTCATGTTCTATCACGCAGACGGGCATCAGCTACGCATTCCGCCAGAAGCCAGTGAGGAGAATAGTAATGCCACCAGCAGCTAGGACAGGAACGCGACGGCGAGCCGGAGCCCGGCCGGGACGTCAGACCGCAAAGCAGGTCCGGGAAAATCCGCTGGCGATAGACGAGACGATCGTTGATATCGAGGTAACCAGCCTCGCGACGGCGAAGTTCACCAAGAACATTCTCATCCACGGCCCATCCGGAGGAGGCAAGACCCTGCTCGCCGGAGGAGTCACCCGCGACTACAAGGCCGTGTTCCTCTCGACGGAGCCGGAAGGCGTGGTGTCGGCCCGGAACGCTGGGTCTACGGCCGGGCTCATGCGGGCTCCGTCCTGGGAGGCTGCCGTGTCCGGAGTCGCCAAGGCCGAAGACACGCTAGGCCCGGACGACTTCCTGATCGTGGACTCCGGCACCAAGATGCAGGTACTGTATATGCGCTGGATCCTCGCGACGATCCACGCCAACAATCCGCAGCGCGACCTCGACATACCGGCCATCCAGGACCACCAGAAGTACCAGAACGGCTTCATGCGCTGGTACGACCGGATCATCGACGGCCCATTCAACTCAATCTTCATTACCACAAGCATGACCGTCGAGGATGCGGAAGGTGAGACCCGGGTCATCCCGCATATCATGGGTAAGAAGGGAGAGATCAGCGACTACATTTCCGCTCAGGCGTCGGTCGGGCTATATTACGCGGTAGCGCGGGAATCCGTAGGAGCGTCATCCGACATTATCCGCAGGGCTCTCGCGCAGCCCTATCCTCCGTACTGGGCCAAGGACAGGTTCTCAGCCATGGGCCGGAGGTGGGACGTAGCGGAAGGCGATTACTTCGCGATGGCGGATATGGTCGCCGCAATCGACAAATCACTGGAACAGAGCGGAAAGGCGAATGGCGCGACCCGACCACGGCGAGACGGCCGAACCAGTAGTGCTCGCGGATCCAGACGGCCAGCCAGCTGACTGGATTACAAAGCATATCGGTAAGCGGCACATATATCTCCGGTTCGTGACGAGAGGAGAGCACGCGGCCGATCACGTACTCCACCAAGACCAGCTAGACCATACGCACGAATGAAAGGCGGCAGTACCAAAATGGCGAAGCTCCGTAAGGATGACGTCGCAGACCTCGATGTCGATGCACTCGATGAGGTCGAATACGAGGATGGCGAATTCCAGAGCTATGACGGCGAGGTGCCCCCGGTCGGCACGGAGCTGAAAGGCTTCCTCAAGAGCCTCTGGTGGACCCGGACCCAGGTCAAGGCTGACGGCTCCGGCGATGACCCGATGCTCAAGGCTCTCTGGGTCGCAGCCGAGAATGAGGGAGACGAGGAGGAGTACAACGACTGCCCATTCTGGATGAACCTTCCGCTCATCGCGAGCGCCAAGTTCAGGTGGGCACCCTTCCTCGCCGTCTACGGCGTCACCCTCCGGGACATCAAGACCAAAACCTACGTCAACGGCGATGAGGATCAGTTCGGTGCCCCCATCGAGCGGATCGACACGTTCAGGCCCGGGGAGGACTCCGACGATGCCTGGTGCCGGATCGTCTCCGGCCGCGAGCGGTACGACGGCGAGTGGCAGGCACGGGTCAAGTCCTGGCTTCCCTGGGATGAAGAGCCGGAGGAGCCGGAAGACACGGAGCCTGAGGAGCTGTATGACGAGGATGGCAACCTCGTCAATGAGGACGGCGACCTCATCGATGAGGATGGCAACCTTATCGACGGAGAGGACGGCGATGACCAGCCGCCAGAGGATGTGCCTCCGGCGCGAGGCCGTACCCGCTCCGGCGCGAAGGTAGGCGCACGCGGCTCTCAGGCTGCGCCTCCGGCCCGTCCGGCTCGCGCCGCTCGCTCCGGCCGTTCGGCTCCGGCGAGGCCCGCAGCGGCCACCTCCGCTCGCTCCGGCCGCGCTCCGGCCCGGTCGGCTCCGGCCCGTAGCTCCGGCCGGACGGCCAAGGCCGACACTAAGCCTGCGGGCCGTGGCCGTGGGCGTGGCCGTGCGGCGGCTGGCTCTAACGAGGACCCACCGTTTTGACCGTGATCTAGCCGAGACGGTCAGACGGCTCCGGGATGAGCTTCACCGGGAGCTAATGGACAGGTCATGGAGAGGAGAGATATGACCGGCACGCATGACGGCTACGGTGGCCACCTGCCGAGCCCGCTGGAGATCCTCACGGAGGAGATCCGGGAGCTGAACAAGGACAAGGGCTGGCGCGCAGGGATGGGCGAGCCCGGGTCTGGACCGCGTACCGGCCCGTGGTTCGCGGCGTACATCGCACTCATCGGGAGCGAAGCGAGCGAGGCCCTGGAAGCCTACCGTGTCAAAGACTGGTCGAGCACCCGGGAGGATGGCAAGCCGATGGGCGTAGGCCCGGAGCTAGCCGACGTACTCATCCGGGTACTCGACACGGCCGATATCTGGGGCGTGGACATCGAGTACGAACTGCGGCGGGTCATCAAGTATGGCTGGACCCGGCCGTACCAACACGGAGGCAAGATCCTCTAGGGAAGGAACAGAAGTGAGCCGTGTCCTGATCCTCGGATGCGGCCCGGCCGGACTGGCGGCGGCTGCGGCCGTCGTCAGCTCCGGCCGTCAGGCCGTTATCGTCAGTAAGACCGACAAGCCCAGCGAGCTATACGGATGCCAGTACCTACACGCGCCCATCCCGGGATACGAGGATGTACCGAGCGTCCGGGTCAGCTACCGGCTCAGCGGCACTCCGGAGGAATACCGCACCAAGGTGTACGGCTCGCTCTGGCAGGGCAGGGTTAGCCCGGAAGACTTCATTGGCGAGCACCAGGCCTGGGATATCCGCGAGACATACCGGCGACTATGGACCGATCTCATCGACGGAGGCAGAGCCTGGCTATCCGTCCACGAGATCACCGAAGGAATTGTGTCGCTCATTCGTGATATCAAGCCTGACAATATCATCTCGTCTATCCCGGCCTGGAATCTCTGCTATATGGGACACAACTTCAATTCGCATTCGATCTGGGCGAATGGGAGCACCGTAGCCGGGAACCTAGCCGACAATTCCATCGTATGTGACGGGACCTCCGAGCACGACTGGTACCGGATCAGCAACGTGTTCGGCTACCGGACGGCCGAATGGTGCTGGCGTCCTCTAGACCGCGAGCCCGGGAGCGATATGCCCGGGCTACAGCAGCGGATAGCCTCCGTCC